AAGGGCTACAAAGATGGCGGCTTCTGTACAGGTCCAGCAAAAGGCTATAAGAAGTAACATATGAAATACTTTCACAAATATAAGAAGGCTTTAGAAGAGCACGGTTATACAGTTAAAGATAACGGTCATGTGTTTGACAAACGAGGTAATCGTTCTGCTTCAGAAGACCGTTTCGGAAATGTATATTGTGATGATGCTAATGTAACTAACATTTGTCGTAAGGCTGAAGAAGAGCTTAGTAAGCCTAAGCCTAAAAAACGTACCTACAAGAAAAAGGTAGATCAAAGTGTCACTATTTAATCAGGGTAAAGCAGCACGTTCAAAATCTCTGTTCGGTCATAACACTGGCACGACTACAGAAGACGTGTATATTTGCCCTAACAACTGTACTGCAGAGATTACGTATCTACACATTCACAATACTACGGGTAACACTAGTATTACTATTGAGTGGTTTGTACACCCTAACAATATAGACTCTGCACTATCAGATAAGACAAATGCTAATTACTCTACGTGGAAAACATCAGGGTATACCTCACACTACCTAGAGGGTAAAAACTTAGGTGCAGGTGAGTATATTACCTTTGCTGATATGGACCTTGTGCTACAGCCGGGTGATAAGTTACAGGTTACACCTGATACTGCAGCACACATTGACACAATCTTAACTGTAACTGAAACGTTTATCCCAGTAGGGTAATACCGGGTATGCATAAATAGGTACTACTACCTGACCTACTTTCAAGTATAACTATCTCCGCACACAACAAAAAGGAGATATGTGATGCTTAACTTTCTAAAACGTGTCTTTAAAGCAATCGAAGAAGCACAACAAAAACGTGCAGACTACCGCCTATTACAAATGCTATCTGAACGTGAATTACGTGATTTAGGTATTGGTCGTAGTCAAATTCATAACATTGTTTACGGTAAAGACTAAAAAGTGCTTGCATTTACAATAGTTATATATAAAACTATATGTAAGCCCTAAAAACAAGGACGACTTTATGGCAAGAAACCTCACAGAAAACCAGAAAATGTTTCTCGAAGTCTTGTTCGACGAAGCGGGTGGTGATGTTGTGCTTGCCAAAAAGTTGGCTGGTTATAGCGATAACACACCTACACGTGTAATCGTAGAGGCATTGAAAGATGAAATCGCAGAAGCTACACGTTCTTACTTTGCTCGTACTGCGCCTAAGGCTGCTATGGCTATGGTTGGTGCTTTATATGATCCTACTGAACTAGGTATCAAAGATAAGATGGCAGCAGCTAAAGACTTACTAGACCGTGCAGGACTAGGTAAGACAGAAAAGGTAGATGTCACATCAAGCGGTGGCGTATTCTACCTACCTCCAAAAGAGGGGACAAATGAGTAGACCTTTCCATATTGGGAGGGATTTAGGTTTTTGGGAACTACCAAAACCACACAAAGGCAAAGAACGAGAGTGGCACGTGATAGCTAGGGTAAGCCAGAACGTGCCGTTTGGCTATAGGATACACCCTGAAGACGAAGACCTCTTACAGCCTATACCTGAAGAACTAGAAGCATTAGAGCTTGCAAAGCAACACCTAAAGCAGTATAGTTTACGAGAAGTAGCGAATTGGCTAACAACCCAGACAGGTCGCAGCATCTCACATGCGGGTTTAAAGCAGAGGATCGAAATTGAGCGAAGACGTAAAAAAACTGCTACAATTAAACGGAACCTCGCCAAAAGGCTCCAAAAGGCGTTATCCAAAATCGAGGAACTCGAAAAAAACAGGGTCGGGGCGTACTCCGAAAGCGAGTAAGGAAACAGTCACACCCCCAGTAGAGACTATTCCTGCACAAGTCGCCCCAGCAGAGTTCGATGTCGAGGCTGCACAGGATGTAGTGTTCAAGCCAAACCCCGGCCCTCAAACAGACTTCTTGTCTGCATCAGAAAGAGAAGTACTATATGGTGGGGCAGCAGGTGGCGGTAAGTCATATGCTATGTTAGCTGACCCTCTACATGGCTTGAATGACCCTAACTTTTCTGGTCTACTTGTACGACATACTACGGAAGAGTTACGTGAACTTATTCAGAAGAGTCAAGAGTTATACCCACAGGCTATACCGGGGATTAAGTGGTCTGAGCGTAAAAGCCAATGGATTAGTCCAAAAGGCGGTAGGCTCTGGATGTCGTATCTTGATAAAGATATGGACGTTAACCGTTACCAAGGTCAGGCTTTTAATTGGATTGGCTTTGACGAGCTTACACAATGGCCTACTCCTTATGCTTGGGATTATATGCGTTCTCGCCTACGTTCTGCTCACAGCAACAAACTAGGCTTGTACATGAGAGCAACGACTAACCCCGGTGGTGCTGGACACGCTTGGGTTAAGAAGATGTTCATTGATCCTTCAGCAGCTAATAAAGCATTTTGGGCGACTAACCTTGAGACTGGCGACACTATTACTTATCCAAAGGGCCACAGCAAAGAGGGTCAACCTCTTTTCAAACGGCGATTTATCCCCGCTAGTCTCTTTGATAATCCTTATTTGAGTGACACAGGCGACTATGAAGCTATGCTTCTATCGCTACCAGAGCATCAGAGAAAGCAGCTATTAGAGGGTAACTGGGATATAAATGAAGGAGCAGCTTTTCCTGAATTTGACCGATCCATACATGTCGTTGACTCTTTTGAAGTTCCACAAAACTGGACTAAGTTTAGAGCTTGCGACTACGGCTACGGCTCTTACACAGGCGTTCTCTGGTTCGCTGTCGCACCTGACGAGCAGCTTATTGTCTACAGAGAGTTATATTGTTCTAAAGTTACAGCTTCTGATCTAGCTGATATGATACTAGACGCAGAGAAGCATGACGGTGGTATGAGATACGGTGTGCTGGATAGCTCTTTATGGCACAACCGTGGCGACACTGGGCCATCACTAGCAGAGCAAATGAACATGAAGGGTTGCCGTTGGCGTCCATCTGATCGCTCTAAAGGCTCACGTGTCGCAGGTAAAAACGAAATACATAGACGTTTACAGGTAGATGAGTTTACTGAAAAGCCACGTCTTGTATTTATGTCACATCTAACTAATACTCTGGCGCAGATACCTATTATACCTCTAGATAAAAAGAACCCAGAGGATGTAGATACAAATTCAGAGGATCACTTGTACGATGCTTTACGTTATGGCATTATGACAAGACCACGTAGTCACAGCATTTGGGATTACTCACCAGCAACACAACGGACTGGCTTCCAAGCTAGTGACACAACATTCGGGTACTAAATATGGCAGAAAACGACGAACTAAACTTTGACACAGATGAAGTAGTTGCAGCAGAAGACTCAGATGATAGCATCTTTTCTTCTAAGTCTAGCTTACTGACATTTGTTGGTGAACGCTTCAGACGTTCTGAAGACGCAAGACGTTCAGACGAAGATCGTTGGCTACGTGCTTACCGTAACTATCGTGGTTTGTATGGTTCTGACGTACAGTTTACTGACAGCGAAAAGTCACGTGTATTTGTTAAAGTTACTAAAACTAAAACACTAGCAGCTTATGGACAAATTGTAGACGTACTATTTGGTAACAATAAGTTCCCATTATCTGTAAACCCATCAGTTCTGCCAGATGGTGTAGCAGAGTCAGTACATATCAACATTGACCCTAATGCTTCACAAGCTGGTGATGCACTAAAAGCGGTAACACGCAATCAACCATCACGTCCATACTTGATCGACGGTACAACAGAGTTGCAGCCGGGTGAAACCATGAACGACTTACGTAAGCGTTTAGGTCCACTAGCTGAAAAGATGGATGCTGTATCTGAAAAGATTGTTGAGGGTGATGGTACTACTCAAACTACAGTAACGTTCCATCCAGCTATGGTAGCTGCTAAGAAGATGGAAAAGAAAATCCACGATCAGCTACAAGAGAGTGGTGCATCTGTACACCTACGTTCTATGGCATTTGAGATGGCTCTACTTGGCACAGGTGTCATGAAGGGTCCATTTGCTGTAGATAAAGAATACCCTAACTGGAATGAAGAAGGTGAATACGAGCCTCTAATCAAGACAGTACCTGAGTGTAATCACGTATCCGTATGGAACTTCTACCCAGACCCAGAGGCTTCCTGTATGGAAGATGCGGAATATGTAGTTGAGCGTCACAAGATGTCACGCACAGAACTACGTGCGCTGAAGAACCGTCCATACTTTATGGAAGACGCTATTCAGTATGCCATAGATAAAGGACCAGACTACGTTCAGAAACACTGGGAAATGACTATGGATGACGATCAGGCTACGCCTACATCTGAACGTTGGGAAGTCCTAGAGTTCTGGGGTTTTGTTGATACAGATATGCTTGAGGAACACGGCGTTAAGATTCCTAAAGAGTTGAAAGACCTAGATGAAGTAAACGCTAACGTATGGGTATGTAACGGTGAAGTACTACGTATGGTACTAAACCCATTCAAGCCTACACGCATTCCTTACTATGCTACCCCATATGAGCATAACCCATACAGCTTCTTTGGTGTAGGTATTGCAGAGAACATGGATGATACGCAGACATTGATGAATGGCTTTATGCGTATGGCTATTGACAACGCTGCATTATCTGGTAACTTGATTATCGAAGTAGACGAAACTAACTTAGTACCGGGACAGGACTTATCTGTTTACCCCGGCAAAATCTTTCGTCGCCAAGGCGGTGCGCCGGGTCAAGCGATCTTCGGCACCAAGTTTCCGAATGTTGCACAAGAGAACATGCAACTCTTTGATAAGGCACGTGTACTAGCAGATGAAAGCACAGGATTCCCTAGTTTTGCGCATGGTCAAACTGGTGTTAGTGGAGTTGGGCGTACTGCTAGTGGGATTAGTATGCTTATGTCTGCTGCTAATGGCTCTATACGGACTGTTGTTAAAAATGTTGATGACTATCTTATCCGTCCACTAGGACGTTCTTTCTTTGCATTTAATATGCAGTTTGACTTTGATCCAGACATTCGTGGTGACCTAGAGGTACACGCATCTGGTACAGAAAGCTTAATGGCTAACGAAGTACGTTCACAGCGTCTAATGCAATTCTTACAAGTAGCACAGAATCCAGTACTTGCACCATTCGCAAAAATGGATTATATTATACGTGAGATTGCAAAGTCTATGGATTTGGACCCAGACAAGGTTACCAACTCTATGCAAGACGCAGCTATCCAAGCCGAAATCCTAAAAGGGTTCCAAGCACCACAACCTGCACCAGCAGGACCAGAAGGTGTCCCAGCCCCAGAAGGACAAGGACCACAAGCAGTAGCAGATACATCTGGCGGTGGTGGCTCACAAGTAGGAGTGGGTACAGCACCTACACCGGGTGAGCAAGGATTTACAGGTAATGTCGCTTAAAAAACTAGTTAACGATAAAGAACTATACGAAGAGTTTCTTAAACACGTAGATGACTTAATCTACCTACAACACAAGCAGATGGAACAGGCTACAGAGCCAGTCATCTTCTATAGAGCGCAGGGTGCTATTACTACTCTGCGTAAACTAAAGTTACTGAGGGAACAGGTAAATAATGGCTGACTATCGTAAGAGTCTAATGGATATGACACCCGAAGAAAGGGCAGAGGTTGCCCCGGGTTTTGTACCATCAGATGATGTAAGTACACCTTTGAGTGTTAAAGTAGCAGACGAAGCCGTTAGTCTTGCTACACCCATTGACTCTATCGTAGAAATCCAAGAAGAGCTTGCTAAAGAAAATCCTGATTACCTAAAGATTGGTATGCTTGGTGGCATAGAAGCTATTAGCTTATTAGCACCGGGTGCAGGTAAAGCAGCACAGTCTATGATCCGTAAGGGTGCTGACATGGCACGTCAGACGGATAATGTTGTAGACGTAGCAAGTAACGTACCTAAAGTAGCAAAAGAACCATTTAAGAAAACACGTCCTGCATATAAGCTCTTCGTTAAAAGTGAAGATGAAAAGCTATACCCTTTATTTGTAAATGCTTCAGACGAAATACCTGTTAATGAATGGCTAGAGGCTGACTTTCCTGACGTAGCCTTTAAGGGTAAAACACAAAAAGGTGGCGAGGGGTGGTATGTACCAACTAAAGGTGCAAAAAGAAGTAAAGGTGAACAGGCTAAAGCAACAGGTGATCGTATTGTTATACCAGACGAAGAAACACGTCAAAAGCTTATAGATGCAGGTTTTATAACAGAGAAAACAGGTCGCACAAAAGATGCACCTTATGGTAAGGTTACTGCTGTTGCTGCTAGACCGGGGTATCATGCAAGCGTAAACCCTGTCGCAGAGCATTTAGGACCACAGGATATAAAAGTAACTAAAGATGAAGTCGCTAAACTTTTAGACGCAGGTGTTAACCCTAAAGCTATTCGTCATCGTGGCGATCAATATTATGTAAAACGTAGGGCAGAAGATCAGTATTGGGCTGAAGTAGAGATGGCTGACGATACTAGTGATGAGCTACGCGCTTACATGGAATCACAAGGCCGTACCGATATAAACGATAAAGTACCAAAAGGCGGTAGCTACTCCTATGTAGATGGTCAAGCAGACGGTGATACATGGGTAGTAGGCGGGGATATGAAAGTTAAAAAAGTATTATCCCGCGAAGAAGCAAAAGCTGCACAAGAAGCTGCAGGTGTAAAAGACCTACCATACAGAGATGAGATAGAAGCAATACTGGGACGTAAGTTTTCAGAAGGTGGACTAGCAGGAGAAGACATGTACACAGGACAACAAGATTACCTTCTAGCTGCGTCTAGTGGTGAACAAATGAGTGAAGGTGGCTCTGTTGAGAAACAGACAGAAGCTGTATTTAAATCATCACGCGGATATGCTGAAGGTGGTGAGGTAGGAGCAGCACCAGACACAACCATCGGTGTAGACCCTGTGTCAGGTAATGAGGTGCCTATGGGTGCCACACCAGAAGAGGTACGTGACGATATCCCTGCACAGTTAAGTGAAGGTGAATATGTTGTTCCTGCAGATGTTGTACGTTTCTATGGTGTAAAATTCTTTGAAGACTTACGTACTGAAGCCAAGCAAGGTTACGCAGAGATGGATCAGAATGGTCGTATCGGTGGTGAACCAGTAGGGCCAGAGGGTATGGAGATGATCGAACCAGAGGATGACCTACCGTTTGACATCTCAGAACTACAAGTTGTTGACGAAGAGACAGGTATGTACGTAGGTGGCCTAACAGGTTACGCTGAAGGTGGCGAAGTAGAAGCCGCACCTATTCCACAAAACCCATTTAGTAATACAGGTAGTACTGCTGGTTATGAAATCAAAGAATATGTAAATGACGCTGGTGAGGTTATGTACATTCAGTTTATGAATGGTGAACCTATGACGTTTATCCCGCAAGGGTTTAGACCAAAAGAAAGCGTAGCAGAACAAGCAGCAACAGGTGCAGGTGTAGCGGCAACTTCCGCACCCACAACATCATCAATGTCTGCACCATCTGGTAGTGGCTCTGGTGGTGGTAGTGATGGCTCTATCGGTAGTACTGGTATGGGTGATGTAGATGCAGCATTCACTCAAGGTGCATCAGCTAAAGACTGGACTAAAGCATCAGTAGAGGACTTTGCTAGTGCTACAAGTAACTTAGGAAGTGGTACTAGACTAGGATCAACTATTGCAGGTGCTATTAACCCACTCCTAGGTGTTGCTACTGGTATTGGTATGGGTTCTGAATCACGTAACAATGCGTATGATATGCTAGATGGTATTGCTTATCAGCTAGAGAGTGGTAACTTGTCTGAAGGACAGAGAACAAGTCTACTAGATCAACAAGCAAAGATACAAGAATACCTAAAACCATCAAGTAAAGATGATAGCCCTGCTACTACTCTACTAAAAGGTAGTGGTATCTTTGGTGGTCAAACAAGCCTGTATGAAAACTTAGGTGATTTTAGCAAAGATGGTCGTGCCACTTTTGCTGATACATGGCTAGGTGATTTACTAGGTGCAGATGGTAAAGCGGGTGTACAAGGACCAAGCTTATCTGAATCGCTTGATGGTGCAAGACGTACTGGAGAACCAGTTTATGAAGGTGATGCTAAAAAATCAACACAAGCTAGTGAGCCTTCAAAGTATCAAAAAGCTATGGCAGCAGCAAAAGCAGCACCTGCAGGTTCAGCAGAACAAAAAGAAGCATATAGCTCTGCTTCAGATGCTGCTAGAGACTCTTGGATAGCTGCTGGAAATGCTGCGGCTGCTTTACAAAGAAAAGGCGATGTTGCAGGTGCACGTAGAGCTAGAATGGCACAGTCAGCAGCAAGTAAAGCAGCTACAGAAGCTAAACAAAAAGAAACAGGATGGACTGGCTTTTTCAGTCCACCTAAAGATAAAGACGATGATGAATAAATAGTGATTGGTCCCGATCCTATAATAAAATAAGGCTACCCGGTCTACTTGACTGG